GATCGCTGGGATGTGCCAGGTGCCAAGCTGCCAGGCTCAAAGGCGGGCAAACAGCGCAAGGATCGTTATTCCGCGCTGCTGATGGCCAACTCCATCGCCCGCACCATCCAGCGCACCGATGCCCCGCAGGAATACCACGCGGTGGGCGGTTTCGCTTCGGATATCAAGGATGCCGACGGCGATTTGTACATCGGCCCAGCCTGGTTCGTCGAGGCGACACGGGGGGAGTACGGCGCAGCGGTGGGTCGTGACGGTGTAGAACTAGCAGACCCAACTGCATAGGGAATACAATTGCAATGAGCGACAACAAGCCACTTTTCGTCACCTCCGACCAAGCCGATCTGGCCTACCGAGACGGGGAGGTGATTCAACATAAGACTACTGCTGGCAACACTTTCCGTAACGTCAGCCAGCCCAATGTGTCGGTGCGTGAAGGCTTCGATCGTCGCGATTATGACTTCTTCCGCCCCGGCGAACAGATACCCACCAAGGATATCGACATCATCGGCGCCTGCATGCAGGCCTATGACCGTATCGGCATTGTGCGCAACACCGTCGACATGATGGCCGAGTTCGCCTGTCAGGGGATCGATCTGGTCCACCCCAACCCCCGCATTGAGAAGTTTTTCAAGGAATGGTTCCTGAAGGTCAACGGCAAGGAGCGCACCGAACGGCTGTTGAACATGCTGTACCGCGCCGGGAATGTGGTGGTCAAGCGCAGCACCGCCCGTCTTTCCGATGAGGACGCCGCCACCCTCCAGCGAGGCCATGCCGCCGACACGAAGACGGACATCGCCAAGAAGGCCATCGCCATGGAGATCCCGTGGGAATACACGATCTTTAACCCGCTTTCCGTCGACGTATTCGGGCAGGAACTGGCGCCGTTTTTGGGCACGAAGTATTTCCGGTACGGTGTGCGCATTTCCGATATGGTCAGCAAGAAAATCAAGAAGCCCGAGGTCACTGTTGAAAAACAGATGATGACCAAGATTCCCCGCGAGGTGCTGGATATTGCCAGGCAGGGCGGCAAGATGATCCCGCTGCCCCCCGACAAGACAGTCGCCATCTATTACAAACGCGATGATTGGCAGGTTTGGGCGCGCCCCATGACCTACGCCATCCTTGAAGACCTGATCATGCTGCGCAAGATGAAGCTGGCTGACCTGGCCGCTCTCGACGGGGCGGTCTCGTACATCCGACTGTGGAAGCTGGGCAGTCTTGAGCACCGTATCCTGCCTACCGAAGCCGCCATTGCCCGCCTAGCCGACATGCTGATGAACAATGTCGGGGGCGGCTCCATCGATCTGATCTGGGGGCCGGAACTGCAATTGCAGGAGACCTCGACGGACATCTCCAAGTTTTTGGGCGAGGAAAAATACCGCCCGATCCTGAACAACATTTTCGCTGGACTGGGCATTCCGCCCGGTTTGACCGGCCTGCCCTCACCGGGCGGTTTCGGCAACAATTTCATCAGCCTGCAAACGCTGGTCGAACGGTTGCAGTACGGTCGGGAAATCCTCATCAAGTTCTGGTCGAACGAGATCCGTCTTGTGCAGCAGGCGATGGGCTTCCGGCTCCCGGCCCAAGTGGTCTTTGACAAGCAGACCCTGACCGACGAGGTTGCGCAACAACGCCTGTTGGTTGATTTGGCAGACCGGGGCCTGATCTCCGATGAGGCGCTTCAGGAGCGTTTCGGCCTGATCCCCGAGATCGAGCGCGTCCGCACCCGTCGCGAGGCACGCATGCGTGACAACGGCAATCTCCCCGCCAAGGTCGGCCCGTTTACATCGGACACCAAGGAAGCCGTCAAGAAGATCTTCGCCCAGAATGGCCGCATGACCCCCGAAGACTTCGGTATCGAGGCGACGGGCGAGGCAGTAGCACCGCAAGGCCAGCCGTTTGGCGGCGACGAGCCAAAGGGTCAGCCAGGACAGGGTCGACCGCCGGGATCGAACGACACCCAGCCCCGCCAGAGGCGCGAGATCAAGCCGGAGAAGCCCGCACAGGCAGAGTACGCCGCCGCCTTTGTCTGGGCAGACTCGGCGCACAGGCAGGTCTCCGAATTGACACAGCCAGCCTACCTGAAAAGCATCGGCAAGAAGAACCTACGGGAGGCTTCCTCCGAGGAGATAGCCGCCCTGGAGGAGTTCCGCTTCGCCGCCCTGTGCCAGTTCTCCGTTGGCGAGGATGTGACGAAGGAGAAGATGAGGGAAGTCCTCTCCAAGGCGATGGTGGTGCCAGCCCCGATCCAGTCCCTGCACAAAGAGACGATCTCCAAGTTCATCGCGGCCAAGGGAACAACGCCTTCCGCTGAGGAGCGTCGACGGATAGAAGCTTCTGTTTATGCCGTCTATTCAGTTATTTGATTTGTCCAACAGCCCACCCTCCCCGGTGTAAAAACCGTGGGAGGCTTATTTGACCATGAACATCGCCGTTTATAAAGCCGAACTTGAAGCTGGCCTTGAGGAGCAGATCCTGGCCAATGCTTCCGTCGCCTGGCTCGCCGATGCGCACACCTGCGCGGCCTTTGAGCTGAATGGCACCACCAAGGCGCACCTTCTCGCCAAAGCCGAGAACCGTGGCCAGGTCGACCTCCACTACCTGCGCACCATCATGGTCACCGCCGGTTGGAACCTGAATGATGATGTCTTCACCCCGCAGGACATGTGGCTCGCCAAGTCCAGCCCCGAAGACAAACCGTTCAACTACATGCACGAGCAGCACGACATCATCGGCCACATCACGAAGTCTGTCGCCGTCGACGACTCCATGCAGCCGATCCCCGATGAGATGACCGCTGATCAGCTGCCCGAACACTACCACATCGCCACCAACGCCGTCCTGTACAAGTTCTGGGAGTCGAAAGAACTCCAGGAGCGCATGGACAAGCTGATCGCCGAGATCGATGAAGGCAAGTGGTTCGTTTCGATGGAAGCCCTCTTTTACGGTTTTGACTACGGGGTCCAGACCTCCAAGGGCGTGCGTATCATCGAACGTAACGACAAGACGGCTTTTCTCACCAAGCACCTTCGGGCCTATGGAGGCAAGGGGGAGTTTGAGGGATCTAAGCTTGGCCGTGTCCTGCGGCGAATCGTGTTCTCCGGGAAGGGACTGGTTAGCAAGCCCGCCAACCCGGAAAGCGTAATCCTCGGGGCCAGTAAGGCTTCGGGGTATGAACTTCCCAGAGAGGAGACTCACACTATGAATGCTGAAGAAGTCCAAAAGATCGAGGCAGAAGCCGCTGAGGCCAAAGCCAAGAACGAGAAGCTCGAAGCCCAATTGGTCGTCGCAGCTGAGAAGCTGGCGAAGATCGAAGCCGAGCAGCGTCTGGCCCGCCTGACCGCCTCGGTGGTCGAGAAGCTGGAAGCCGATCAGGTTCACGCAGCCGCCATCGCCTCTGTGTTGTCGACGCTCAACGACGAGCAGTTCGACGCCGCAGTCGCCGCCACCAACGATTACCTCGCGGCCAAACTCGCCGCCTACAAGGAAGCGGCCAGCAAGGCCAAGGCTTCCGAAGACCTGACTGCCACCATCGAGGCCCTGAAGGCCCAAGTGGAAGAGTTGAAAAAGGTCACATCCGAAATCACCCCCGCCCCCAAGGGTCTTGGCGAGTCCAACCATCCCAAGCCAACCCCTGTGGCCACCATCCGCATGGACAAGGGTTCCATTCCACCGGAAGCAGCTTCTGTGGTTGCTACCGTTCTTGAGAACGTCATCCCGAGCGAGGAACCGGCCCTCGCGGGTACCGCGGCTAACCAAAGTGTGAACAAGGTGGCCGCTCAGATCGCTGCGTTTTTTAACGCAGACGAGCCTGAGAACAAGACTGAAGCCGAGTAGTTTTCTCACTTATAAGGAGACGAGAGAGATGGCACTTAAACCTGATCGTCACATTCTGGAGACCGACATCTCCCTCGTGTGCAATGATGTTCACGAAAAGGGAGCTGTATTGGTTTACAGCACCGCAGGTAGCGGCACCGCGCTTTATACGCCTGGTGTTGCAACCATTGTGGCCAACCCATCCGGCAAGGTTCCTGTCGGCGTCAGCCTCGCGGCTTTCGTCAACATCGACCAAACCCGCCAGAAGAAGAACTTCCAGCGCGACGAGCAAGTCGTGGGCGAGAAGGCTCCCCTGCTGAAAAAGGGCTGGGTTGTCACCGACATGATCGTGACCGGCCAAGCCGCCTCGATCGACTCCGGTGTGACCGCCTACCTCGGCGCAAGCGGCAAGCTGACCACCGTGGCCAGCACCAATCCCAAGGTCGGCCAGTTCGCCAACAAGGTGGACGCCGATGGCTTTGCGAAGGTTTACATCGACCTTCCCCAGGCGTAATCCGGTAACCTCTCAAGGAGATCAATGAGATGAAGAAGCCCAGTGATGAGATGGTTGCCCTGCTTCGGCGTGCTGGCGACCACGGTTTCGAGACTGCCAGCGCAGCCCAGGCTGAATTGGCCAAAGCCCTCACCATGCCGCTCCGTCAGGGCGTCCTGAAGGGTGACATCGTCAGCGGCATCTACCAGCCGATTTATTTCGCGCCCGGTACCGCTGTTGAGTTCCCTCTCGACTTCCTGGCTCCAGGAACCGAGAAGGACTTCGTGGCCTACACCGTGCCTGCTCAGGGTCGCATCCCCGAGAAGCATGTCAGCGGTGACTTCGTGATGGTTCCGACCTACGAAGTGGCCGACTCGATCGACTTCGCCCTGAAGTACGCTCGCGACGCCCGTTGGGACATCGTGGGCCGCTGCATGCAAGTCCTCGAGGCTTCCTTCATCCGCAAGATGAATGATGACGGCTGGCGCACCATCCTGTCGGCTGGCAGCAGCCGCAGCCTGACGGTGTACGACAGCGCCGCAACACCCGGCCTGTTCACCAAGCGTCTCGTCGCCCTGATGAAAACCATCATGCGCCGCAACGCTGGCGGTAACAGCACCTCGGTTAACCGTGGTCAACTGTCCGACTTGTACGTCAGCCCAGAAGCGCTGGAAGACATGCGCTCTTGGGACCTGAGCCAGGTCGACGACTTCACCCGTCGCGAGATCATGCTGTCCGGCGAAGGCAATACCGAGTACGGCCTCACCAAGATCTTTGGTGTGAACCTGCACGACATTGACGAGTTGGGCGTGGGTCAGGACTACCAGACCTACTTCACCAGCACCCTCAGCGGAACCCTGGACTTCGGCAACGGCAACGACGAGAAGCTTGAGCTTGCCGTCGGCCTCGACCTCACCAAGGACGACTCCTTCGTGATGCCATGGCGCCAGGAAATCGAAGTGTTTGAGGACCCCACCTTCCATCGTCAGCGTCGCGCTGGCTTCTATGGCTTCGGTGAGTACGGTTTCTCGATCCTCGACAACCGCCGCGTTCTGTTGGGCGCCCTGTAACGATAAGCCTGACAATAGAACTTATGCGAGGGCAGCCGCAAGGCTGCCCTTGTGCTTTATAAGGTGTAAATTCCGGTGGAGGATACAGATGAACGCCTACCGGATCGTCACCAGAATCCAGGATCAGGACGACTTTACCGGCGTCCCGCAGTCCGGCCAAGTCGTTTACTTCGACGCCTCCTCTGGCAAGTTCACCTCTGCTGATCTCCTGCCGCTCATTCCCACTGCTGGCAGGACCCTTTCTGGCCTAACGGACGTTCAAGTAGCGGCCCCGTCGGGTAATGACGTCCTCATGTTCCGCTCTGGCGACCAGAAGTGGACGAACGAACACATCCTTGACGGAGGCAACTGGTAATGGCGAACACAATCAGGATCAAGCGCAGGACTTCCGGAGCG